ACAGCCATCAATAAGGTCTTGAATCTCATCATCGAAATCATTGACGGATATCCTTAATGCGGTTTTAACCTTGTTTAAAATTGTGTTCATAATACCCCCAGAAGGCTATTTCTTAACCTTCCTCGTTGTTCTTTTTTCCATCTCTGGTGTTTCGATCTTTTCCTTTTCCATCAAGGGTTCAATCGCTCCCAAAGTCATAAGTCTGTTATATTCAAACTCGCTGACTTCGACTTCACCGCAGAGAAGGTTTACTCTCATCGGCTTTGTGATCTTAACTTTCATTTAAACTCCTTTTGCGTTCTTAAACGCTTCATAGAAACTTTTGTCGATAACGTAGTGACCAACGTGACCGCATTGAATTGACGGATCGCAGACAATCTTATAACCAAGTTGTCTTGCTCTCCAACAGAAGGATAAGTCCTCGCCTACTCCGTTGATCGGTGCGAACATATTGCCATATTCGGCATAAACATCGATCAATACTTTTGTAGGAACAAGAACGCACCCAAACCCACAGCCTTCAACCTCAAAGGTTTCATTCTGCGGATAATCAACATAGTCACACCACTTCGTTTCTTCGCCTATTTCTAATTCGCTTAAAAGGACAGGACTATAAGGTTTCGCCCTTCGGTAATAAACACCTGTGATGATATCCCCTTTGTCCTTGTCCTCGATCAGTTTTTCCAAGATATTAGAAGGGAAAACCATATCCGAGTCCAACCACAGCACATAATCGCAGTTACTCTTGATAGCGTTCAAAGCTAACGAGTTGCGAGAATCATACACAAGGCTTCCCATTTGAAAAGCCACCATACATTCACCTACTCGGTTTATTGTTGCTAGAGATTGAGCGAATTGCGATGGAACTAAATCCATACAAGGTACAGCGATTAGAATCTTCATAGTTTCCCCTTTCTAAAACTTTAAGATTATTTCTTGATCTTTACGAAAGCGTTTGGAGCAACGATACCAAGACCGACATACTCTCTGCCGAGAACTTCGATTAAGTCCTGTTTCTTGAGTGAGAGATCATCGAACTTGAAATCAATGCCCTGTCCGTTTGGATAGTTTGCTAAAGCACCGTGACCAAGGTCACCAACGATAGCGTAAGTGTCACCTGTTGAAGCAACAGAGAAGGCTTTGATCGTGTTGTTGAACAGAACAGGGAGTCCTTCAAAAATGTCAGCGTTGAAGTTACCGCTATACTGAGCAGATTTGAAAGCACCCCAAGTAGCTTTGTTCATCATAACAACAGGATTTGATGCTTCATCGCTTAAGTTAGCCATAGCTGATGCGATGGTTGCCTGTGCGATGGTTGAAGCTGTGATAGCTGGAACACCGACAGAAGTTGTGGTTGAAACTGTTCCACAGGCTTCGATAGCAACAATGATTAAATCGGCACACTTCTTGGCAATTCTGTATGCTAATTCATCGTAAACGTAATTTAAGAAATCTTCGCCACGCAGATCGTAGACTTCATCAGAAATCTGTAAAACTTTCTTGATGCTTGACGGAACAATGTTTACTGTTCCAAGAACAAGGTTTTCTGGTGTGATGGCATCGCCACCTTCAGTGTGTACAACAGCACCATCGGCAGAGATTTCAAAGCCAACCTTTAAATTGCCCTTTAAAGAGGTCTTACGGACAAGTGCCATAATACCTTCACGATCCCAAGCGGTCTTAACGATGTCATAGACCATTTCTGGTACAGGTACAGTTCCGCTTGCTACATTTTCAGTAAGCAAGGCTCTGCACTCTGTATCATTGCCGGATTTGATGTATTCAGCGAATGCATCAATGTACTCTTTGCTGTTTCTGACTTCTAAATTAGTCATTCTTCTTTCCTCAACTTTCTCAATTTCATTGCCGATCTTTAAGGCTTCTTCGGCTTCCTGTTTTCTCTGTTCAACTTCAGCAAGGATGTCAGCTTTACGCTGTTCCATTTCCTCGACCTCTTTTGTCAGAGAATCGATATCGGCATCTTCAGACTTGAGCAGTTCTTCAATCTCTGCTGATCTCTTCTCGATATCGCTCATCTGCATCTCATTAATGTTCATTTGATTCTCCTTTTAATGCGTTCAGTTTGCTCAACAGATTCTCCTTCTGCTCCGCCTTTGCTCTGCGTTCTTCTTCAAGATTTGCTCTCTCCGTTTCGATCTCTGCGATAACTCCATCGCATCGATTCCTTGAAGAAATCATCGTGAAATCATTGGCTGGTATAGATACCGCTGAAACATCAAATAATTTCCCTACGGATTTGACAGTCCTTAAGTAACCGCCATCCGCTTCCGTGATACTGTCATCGGCTACAGTAAAACCGAATGACATTTTGTTGATATAGCCACCTTTAATTTCTTCATAAAGGTCTCTACCAGATTGTGTTCCGCTTAAGTTCGCTCTAACAAAAAGTCCTTTTTCATTAGGCTCAAGTTCAAGCGTATGATTGGACATCCTAGCGTAAACTTTTCCTTCGTGGTCGAATTGCAGAATGACATCGCTCATATCGGCATTGTCGAAAGCGTGGCTGTCGATCTGCTCTCTAACCTCGATTTTCTGTCCGTGCCTGTCCTCGGTATAGTACAGATGATAAGGCTGATTGAATGTGGTTGCATACCCTTCGACAATATAGCTTTCATCGTTTGTGGTCTGCACCACGCTCGGCATATTTCGATACTCTCTGCCCTGTTCGATTTTTTCATTGATCGTTTTGCTCATTTTCGTTCACCTCGGTTTCTTCAATAGGTTTGTATTCACCACGAATATATGCGACATCACCGTTTGGCAATGGAGCATAATTAAACAGTTCTCTTATTTCGTTGATTGTAAGTATTCCCCTATCACCTAAATCTCTCGCCACAGTAACTTTTGCTGTCTGTGACATATATTGGAGTCTGTTCGCATTGACATAAACGTGATTACCGTAAGACCGCTCACGTTCGCTGTAAATGGCTCTGCTTAAGGCTTCGCTTAATGCTATTGCGAACGGTTCGATGGCGGAATTGAAGAAGGCATCCAATTTGTCGCTGTCTGCCTTGCCTTGAATGATTTCTTCGTTTACACCAAAGTAATCAAAGACATTGTTCTTGATCAATTCCATCTGCTTGTCATCTACGGTGTAAGGATTGCTCTCGACCTGTTTTATGTCGCTGTAGGTGTTAGGGAACAGCAACAATCCGCTATTCTCACTCGACAGGTTTTCCCTTGTAAATCTCTGCCTTTCTTCGGCTAAATCCTCTGGAGCGGTGAAATTGGAAACCCTAGCCATAAATCTGTAACTAGCACTATTCTTGACCGCTTCTTTTATGCCCTGTTCCTGTATGGCGATTAAATCCATCGTAGGATCAAGAGCGTGATTACTGTCACCAAAAAAGTCTGACTTGTACTGATGTTTATTTAAGTAAGCACAGCGATCAAACTCGACAATTCCGCTTAAGTTATTGCGGAATGTGTAACGAAGCCACAGCTTTCCGTTCTTGTCCTCGATCAGTTTCACTCTATCCGGCAGAACAGGGAAGAACCCTATTGTCTGCAAATAGTCATCTTGAACAGGCACAATGAATAAGTTATTTGTGCAATCGAGGATGGTTGAACACCTCGCCAAAAACTGCGGATAGGTCTGCCACTCATTGGGTTCGTGTTTCATCTTCGATTTCAAATAAGGCTGTGCTTCGCCCTGTAACTCGACCTTTAATTTTGATATGTGTCTAGCCTTGGCTTCTACAGCAGAACGAACCAGAGCAGATTCATAAACAGAACCGTTGTAGTTACGAAATATCGGTTCATATGCGGTCAATAATTTAAACTGTTCCGCATTTGCTAATTTTTTAGGCTCATCTTTTCCGAAAAGCCATTCTTTTAATCCCATTACTTGCTCCTTTCGTTCCTTAACTGATGACCCAATTCAGACCACCATTTCTGTCTAACGGTCATCGCACACAGGAAACTCGCCATTCCATCGATATGTGCCCTTTGCTCGACTTTGATCAATCTGCATCTTTCTGTTTCGGCATTAATTTTTAACGCAGAGTTGAAGAAGTGTATTTTTAATAAATCGTTGTCACCGATGCAGATTTTCTTATCCTTCAGTAACCCTTCGGTTTCCCTAATTACAGGAGTAAGGTTTTCGCCTTGATAGACATCATCCGTGTGGAAACCGTACTGTTTCATATCGTTAATAAGATATTGCGAACTATAGCGGTCATATCCCACCATTAGAACGTAAATCTTAAACTTTTCGATCAATTCCCTTGCCCAATTAAAACAATCGTTATAATCGATAAAATTGTCACCGCTAGGGAACAGGAAACCTCTTTGGATGTAGGTCTGATAAGGCAGACCATCTCGCTGTGATGCTTCCTCTATCTTGTTGGCTGGTAAGTAGAAACGAGCAAAAGTGTATATCTTCTCGTTCTTCTCTATCAGCAATGTTGCACAGGTCAAGTCTGTTGTTCTCGACAAGTCCAGACCCATAACAGCGTAACAGCCTGTGAATTCTTCAATATTGAGGTGTTCGCCTGTCGCATCGACTATGGTTTGGGCATCCAACCACGCAACAGAAGAATTCTGTTTGATATTGCAGTATTTGGTTAAAAACTCTGCCTTCTTGCTCAAAGAACCTTCCGCAATGGCAATCTCTTCAAGCATATAGTCCACCGAAACACTAACACCGAGGTTCGGCATCGATTTTTTTAATTCGTTGATGTCATTCCATTTGGTGACATCATCTATCTGGTAAATCAAAGGGCATAAGCGTGTTTCCTTCGATGTACCGTTTAAAACTGCTGTCGATCGCATCATTAACTCATCGAAGATGCCATCAACATAGTTCGCTGTTGTGATCGTGAGGATCATCGGCTGTTTTCTCGCACCCAAAGCAGATTTGAGAACCTCATACTGTTTTAAACCAGCATCACCTTGCCACGCTCCCAATTCATCGCAGACTACTAAATGCGGATTAAGACCATCGCTCTTTTTTGCGTTGAACGCTAAAGGCTGAATTGTTGTGTTTGTCGATTCAATATAGACATCGGTTCTTCGCTTTTTTGCTAAAGCGTTCAGTTCCGGCTCTATCTTGACCATTTGATAGAAGGCATCATAGCAGATTCGTGCTTGGTCTAGTTTTGGTGCGACAAAATAAATCTTTGCACCATACTCGCCATCAAGGAAAGCCATATATGATGAGATGGCAGATGCCAACAGAGATTTACCGCACTTTCTTGCCATCACCCATATTAGTTCACGAAATTGCCTGTTTCCGCTCTTGTCGACTATGCCAAAGAAAATAGACAGGTCTGCTTTCTGCCAAAGTTCTAATTTTATGAGATTTGGTGCTAAACTGCCTTCAACGTGATGACAGAAGGTTTCTATATACTTGATAGCCTTATTGGCTCTCTTGATGTCAAAGAAAAAGGTCTTATTTTCAAGACCCTTCACGATATACTCATACCACTTGACTATCTTCTCGCCTTCGACATCGCTACCATCCTTAATTTTCTGGTAACGCTCTAAAATGTAGTTATTCATTGAACATTTCGGTCAGCTTTGACTTCGTTGCCTGTTTTGGGAGCATTCCTTCCAATCTCTGCGAGATCATATTGTAGGATTTCACCAAAGCGTTGTAGGATTGCACATTTGCACTCGTTTTCTTACCGAATTGGTTGTTTCCGTTCTGATACTCATCGACAAAGCCATCTTTTGTGATGCTCTGCTGTAAATCCTTTAACTGAAACTCAATGAACACAAGGTTTTCTATTAAAGGCACAGCCAAAACCATCTTATCTTCTGGCAAGTCCTTATATAGTTGTGTAACTTCCTTCAATCTGCTCTCAAATAGCCTATCTTTTGCCATATACACCCCTTTCGTGCGTGAAGAAGCGGTTTTTTTAAAG